TGGGAATAAGATTACTGCTATTGCTGGAGAGTCTTCTACTGGAAAGACTTTCTTCTCTCTCGCTGTGGTTAAGAATTTTTTGGATAATAACCCCGATGGTTATTGTCTCTACTTTGATACTGAGGCTGCTGTAACTAAATCTCTACTTCAGAGTAGAGGTCTAGATGTTACTAGAATTGTTGTAGTTAATGTAGTTACAATTGAAGAGTTTAGATCTAAAGCACTTAAGGCAGTTGATCTGTATCTGAAAAAGAAAGAGGGTGAGCGAAAACCTTGCATATTCGTGCTAGACTCTCTGGGTATGCTTTCAACAGAAAAGGAGATTGATGATGCTTTAAATGAAAAGCAAGTTCGTGATATGACTAAATCACAACTTGTCAAGGGTGCATTTAGAATGCTTACTCTAAAACTTGGTCAAGCAAAGATTCCCATGATTGTTACTAACCATACTTATGATGTAGTTGGATCTTACATTCCAATGAAAGAAATGAGTGGTGGATCTGGTCTTAAGTATGCAGCATCAACTATCATCTATCTTTCAAAGAAAAAAGAAAAGGATGGAACTGAAGTTGTTGGAAACATTATTAAGGCAACCACTCATAAGTCTCGTTTAAGTAAAGAAAATAAAACGGTAGAAGTACGTTTATTTTATGACGAAAGAGGATTGGACAAGTATTATGGGTTGCTAGATCTCGCAGAAAAGTATGAGATCTTTAAAAAAGTTGGCACCAGATATGAAACTTCAGATGGAACAGCTCAGTATGGAAAAACCATTATGGAAAAACCAGAAAAGTATTTTACGGAAGAAGTAATGCAAGCTATTGATGAAGCAGCAAACACAGAATTTTCTTATGGAGGTTAATGGAAAAGATCGAAACTACTATTCTAAGAAACCTTCTTTTTAAGAATGATTATTGTAGAAAGGTTTTGCCTTTTATTAAGAATGAATATTTTGAAAACCTACATGAGAGAGTAGTTTTTGAGGAAATATGTAAATTTATTCTTGCATATGAGAAATTAGCAACAAAAGAAGTTCTTTTAATTGAAACTGAAAAAAGAACTGATATTACTGAAGATACATACAAAGTAATTTGTGATTATGTATCCAAACTAGATGACTCCGAGGCAGATGATAAATGGTTGATCGATACCACCGAAAAGTGGTGCCGTGACCGTGCAATCTATCTTGCTTTGATGGAGAGTATTAAAATTGCAGACGGTCAGGATGAAAAGAAATCAAGAGATGCAATTCCAAGTATTCTTCAAGATGCTCTTGCAGTTGGATTTGATAACCATGTAGGACATGATTATTTAAAGGACTATAATGAAAGATATGATCTCTATCATAAGAAAGAAGAAAAAATTCAGTTTGATCTTGAGTATTTTAACAAGATTACTAAAGGTGGTCTCCCTAATAAAACTCTCAATATCGCACTTGCTGGTACGGGTGTCGGGAAGTCTCTATTCATGTGCCATATGGCTAGCTCCGTCTTGCTCCAAGGACGGAACGTTCTGTACATTACGTTGGAAATGGCAGAAGAAAAAATTGCTGAACGAATTGATGCAAACCTTCTGAATGTCAATATTAAAGATATTGAGACTTTGCCAAAAATGGTTTTTGACACAAAGGTCAATAATATTGCAAAGAAAACTCAAGGGTCCTTAATTATTAAAGAATATCCAACTGCATCTGCTCATACTGGTCATTTTAGAGCACTTCTTAATGAACTGTCTCTTAAAAAGTCATTTAAACCAGATATTATTTTTATCGATTATTTGAATATTTGTGGATCATCAAGGTATAAGAATAATTTTTCAGTAAATTCATATTCATATGTTAAAGCAATAGCAGAAGAGATTAGAGGTCTTGCTGTAGAATCTAATGTTCCTATTGTCTCTGCAACACAGACGACTCGTAGTGGATTTACTAGTTCTGACCCAGACTTGACTGATACTTCTGAGTCATTTGGTTTGCCTGCTACTGCTGACCTTATGTTTGCTCTCATTAGCACTGAGGAATTGGAACAACTTGGGCAGATCATGGTTAAACAATTAAAAAATAGATATAACGATCCTACAATTAACAAAAGATTCGTTATTGGAATTGATCGTGCAAAAATGAGATTGTTCGATGTTGAACAATGTGCACAAGACGACATACTTGACTCTAAAGACGATGAAGAGTATGATTATGAGGAAAGTAAAAAAAGTAAATTTTCGGGATTTAAATTTTAATGGAAACTGCAAAACACGTTGATTTTGATAAGTATGCTAAGTTTGTGGATGATGTAACTTCCGATGCATCCAAAGACTTTCTTGCTCTTTCAGATCGTTTGGTTGCCCTTGATGAGAAAGGTGCAAATATCGAACGTCTTTTGACTGCTGCTGTTGGTATTAATGCTGAGGGTGGTGAGTTTATGGAGATTGTCAAAAAGATGGTCTTCCAAGGGAAACCTTATAATGAAGATAACCGAGAACACCTTATTATTGAACTTGGTGATATTATGTGGTATGTTGCTCAAGCTTGCATGGCACTTAATGTTACTATTGACGATGTAGTTGCTCAAAATGTTCGAAAACTTCTTAAGCGTTATCCTGAAGGTGCGTTTGATGTTTATTTCTCCGAAAACCGTGCTGAGGATGATCGATGAAAAAAGTTCAATTAAAAATGGATGTTCGTGCAGCAGCAGCAGTTCGTCAGATTCTTTTTGAATCTCAAAGAGGTTACACTAATGATCCAGTTAGTGTCCCAGAAAGAATTTTTGAAATTCGAGAAGTAATTACTAACCTGGACGATTCTATTGAGAAAGTAGTTAATAACTGATAAAAATGACCCAATTTTCTAAATAAAAGAAAGTTGGGTTTTTTTATGGCAATTATTAATAGTAGTAGTTATAAATTATTGAATTCGAGAACGGTAGTTAATATTTTAGGTTCAAAAGCAGTTCAAACTACAAAATATCCTCATATCAGAGATAACTACTATGATTTAAAAATATCTGGCAATAGTAAAATTTTAGTTTTAGTTAAACCAGCATATGCGTCAAACATTGAAAAAATATATGATGATATAACTGCATTGTTTGCCACTGATGTTTTATTGGGAGGAAACAAAGTTTTTACTACTGGAAGAAAATCAGATATTCTTGGAGTTGAGTTCATACTGTCTTTACAAAGAGCAACAAGCAAACTTGAAATATTTTTTAGGAGTCAAAAAGAATTAAGGACTAGACGACCATCAGAATTACTAAGACCTGGTGTTTTAAATGAAGAATATTTTGTTTCAAAGATTAATGATCAAGTTGAAAAAATAAATGTAGCTAAATCTGCTGTTGGTCTTCCTAACTTATTTGATCCAAATTTGAATTTAGTTTTGTATGAAAATAATATACAGAAATATACAATAACTGGAATAACTTCAATTGAAAGAGTTGGTCAACTTCTTGGAAAGACTGATGTTATGGTAAAAACTAAAAATAACAAAGAGATTGGAATATCTTTAAAAAAGGAAAACTTTTCTTTTTGGAGTAGTGCTAGTAAGTATGCAGCAGCAAAAAGCATATTGGACTATTTGATAAAATCAAATTTAATTGTTGTTTCTAATAAGGGTGGAACTGGAACTTTAACCGAAGTTGCAACTGGAAATAATTTAAAAGGAATTAGAATTAAAGCAACTATTGGTGAAGTAAAAAAATATTGTTTTGGTGGTGAAGATAATAAAGTAGATTATATTTTGATTCAATCCTTTGATCCTGGAGATTTCAGAGATATTAGAAAATCTGGTGGAGGTCAAGATTACAAGTTGGAATTAAATTCTTCAATAATCTATAAAGAAATTTCAAGTGATATTATAAGAATGAAAGACGATGTATATTTGACAATTGTACCTAGCACTAAAAATTCTTCTGCACTTATGCCAAATTATCCTGGATTTAGGGTTCAATTTTCTAATGCTAGATCATCTAAAGATTTTTATGAACCAAAACTCCCTACAATTTCTATGGGTAGACTGTAAATATAAATAATTAAAAACAAAGTAATAATGAAGACTTTTGCCCAATTTATAAGAGAAGCAGTAGAAACTCTTGCCTCTACTGAGGCAAAGAATCGTGGACTTGTTGGAGATGGTCATGGGGATTGGTATGACAAGCAGGGAAATCTTGTAGCAAAAACTGTTGGTGGAAAGTTAAAATATTTTGGGCAATCTGATCCAGGAGCACAGAAAAAAGATAATGCTAATGCTGGTAGTCAAACTGATAAAAAAGATAAGACGATAGATAAGAATACTGAAGCACAATCGCAAGATGCTCAAGTTAGTGGGGTTGTGATTGTAGTTGGAAGATTTAATCCTCCATCTAAAAACCATGAAGGACTGTTAAGAGCAGGAGAATCACAAGCAAAACGAAGAGGATTTGAATATAGGATCTATCCAAGCAGAATTGAAGATGGCACCACAAATCCACTAAATCCATCTTTAAAAATTTCTTATATGCAATCAATGTTTCCGAAATATTCTGATTATATTATTGATAGTGATGAATCTAAAACTATTTTTGATGTCTTGAGTTCTGTTTATGCTGATGGATATAGTGATGTTGTCGTTGTAACTGGGCAAGATAGACTTGGTGAGTTCCAAAATTTGATTCACAAGGGAGATGGGACAGAATATCAATTTAACAATATTGAGGTAGTTCCTTCAGGAGTAAAAGATCCCGATAGTGATATAGAAGATCCTGGTTCTTCTGCAATGATGAGAGCAGCAGCAGCAACTGGAAATTTTGAAAGATTTGTGACTGGACTT